TAATGAGCGGTGATAGTGCTAAAGCACAATTAGCTATTGTTTATGATATGTTTAAAGCAACTGAAAAGAAAGTTGCGATGCAAGATAGTATGATGAAAGCATACCAACTTAAAACCCAAACATACGCTAAACAAGTATTACTATATAAAGAAAAAGAACAACAATATATTAACTATACAAAAGATTTAAAAAAAGACGTTAAAAAAGCTAAAGTAAAAAATCACTTGGCAACCGGTGTTGGTGTATTAGCTATTTTAGGTGGTCTTTTATTTCTATTTGTAGCATCAGGAAAATAATTTATGTCAGAATCAGTTTTAAAAAAAGAGTTTCAACAACGTGATATAGAACGTATGCGTAACCTAATGAAAGGTAAGCACGGTGATAAAACAGTAGTTGGAATAGGTTACACTAAGCAAGAAGAGTTTCACGAAGAAGGTGACGTTTGGGAAGAAGATGGACGTAAATGGACTATTAAGAATGGTATTAAACAAAATTTAACCAAACTTGATAAAGCAAAACAAGAGCTACATTTACCATTATTTTGTTCACATTGTAATAATCTTATGAAACCCCATCTTGATAAACGTTTTTGGATTATGTATAAACGTTGCTTTAATTGTCAAGTAGATTTTGAAGCAGAAATTAGAAGACAAGGACTGTGGGAAGAATATGAAAAAAACATTATCAATTCAGATATTGATTCTACAATTAAAGAATTTATGATTTGGAGTGATGAGTACATAAATGAAACTGATTCATTCGTAACCGAAACCGGTGAAGTTGAAAAGTGGATAGGTAAGGGTAAAGAAGTGTTACAACAAAATGTTGAAGAAACAATTAAATACTTACAAAGCTTAAAGAAATAATGGATTATATCATACCTGTATTAGTAGCGTTTATCACAGCTGTATTAGGACCTTTAGCAATGGAATGGGCTAAAGCTAAATTTAAATCTAAACCTAAAAAATCACCAATTCAAGAAGCACTTGAAATGAATGAACTAGTTGACCATCAACTAGACTTAATTCTAGAAACAATCGGATGTGATAGAACATGGATTATTCAATTTCATAACGGTGGACATTTTTACCCAACAGGTAAATCAATCCAAAAATTTTCTATGTTTTATGAAAAAATTACCCCAAACTCATCTTCAATCCAACATACATTTCAAAATATACCCGTATCTTTATTCCCTAAAATGTTAGGTAAAATATATAAAGACGGAGAATTAGCAATACCCACATATGCTGAAGGTGAAACATACGATTTAGAAACAATAGCAAAAGATTTAGATTCTAAGTCATTTTATGCTCTTGGTTTATATAGTTTAGACGATCATTTAATTGGTGTTATGGGAATTGCTTATAATAAAGAACATAAATTAACCAAAGACGAATGGATATTCGTACGTCAAAAAGTAGGCGTTATTGGAACATTATTAACAGACTATTTAAAAACAGTAAAAAAATGAAATCACCAGTCCCTTTCTTAAAACCACAAAGCTACTATTCATCTCCGATTCGTACAAACGTTGCTACTGATGATGTAGTAAAACAAGTAGATCCAGCACCGGTAGTTGAAACTCAACCTGAACCGGAAATTAAAGTTATAATGAGCGGTGAACCGTCGCTAGATACAATGGTACAAGAAACTAAACCGAAATCGAAAAAATCCAAATAATACGAGATTCCCACATATTTATAACATATAAAACAAAAATAAACATGGCAAACAACTTTAAAAGAATGCAACTCATCGCTGGTTTAATAACTGAAAGCGAATACCGTCAATCATTAATAAATGAAAATAAATATGACGATATGGATAATGACAATGATGATTATGATACTACAACCGCTTTCAAAGCATCACCTGAATTTCATTCATACGAAGAAGTATTAGATGTTATTGAAAGCTATGAAGATGATGAAATGTTAGAAGATTTTAAAGCAGAATTTCCTAAAGGTAAAGATATTAGTAGAGAAGACTATAGTGATTTCGCTATAAACTATGTTGATGATATGAGTGAAGTACCATATATTCAAGCAAATTGGATTAGCATATCAGACCCAGATGTTTATGATAAAGCTGGAATGAATGAATCTCAATTAAACGAAAATAAACCATATGCTCTATTAGCTACAGTAGCGGATGATTGGGGGAAAGATAGTGATTTATATGGTGATTTAGAAGCCGCTGTTATTGGTTGGACCGATAGAAATGGTGAATTAACTCCTAAAGGTAAAATAGCAATTAAAAATCTTTTATCTAATTGGGATTTATTAGACGATTATGGATATTTTATAGATAATGAAGAAATGAATGAAGGCGATACCGATTACGATAGAGCTAAAGACGCTAAACGTTTAGGTAAAAAAGGTGAAAAAAATATATACGGTGCTGGCGTTGAAAAAGGCGAAGAAATTGAAAAGAAAAAAATGAAAATGTCTGAACTTAAAGCAGCAATCAAAGAATTAGCTGAAATGGATGGTACAGCCGTTACAAATGCAGATTATGATCCGGTAGCTGAAAGTGTTTGGTCAGTTTTACCAGACCGTATTCCTGAATTTATTCAAAAAATTAAAGATATTAAAGATGAATATCATGCTGTTGTAGGTAGTGATGATGTATATGATGGTTTAGACCATGCTATTAGTGCTGCTGAAGAATTAATGAATTCTAAATTAAGCGAAGCTAAAAAAGACGAAGAAGAAGTAGAAGATAGCGAAACTATAGACACACCAAAAGGTGACGAAGAAATTACAGCAGACGTTACAACATCTGAAGTTAATCCTGATGTAAAAGCAGTACAAGATGCTTTAACTCAAGCTCAAGCAGCAGCAGAAAAATTAGGTGATAAAAAATTAACAGATCAAATTGGTAATACAATTACATTTTTTACCCGTTCCCACGTTGTTGAAAAACCAGGCGTAACCGCAGAATCAAATATCAAAGAACGTATAAATAAATTAATGAAATCTTTATAAACAAAACAAAATAAAAGTATATGAACACACAAGAATTATTTGCAAAATTTGAAACTTTATGTGAAGCTTTTAAAGCAGAACACGAGGGAAAATCTAAAGCAGCGCAAGCACGTGCTAGAAAAATTGCAGGCGAAATTAAAAAATTAGCAGCAGAATACCGTAAAGCATCTGTTGCAGAAAGTAAAGCAAAATAAAATGAAAAAAAATCTTACCGAACGCGAGCTTACAAAGCAAGAATTAGAAAAAGTTGAAAAAAATATTAAAGCTTTAAAAACAAACCGAAAAAGTTTTGTAAGCCGCTACGGAAAAGATGCGGAAAGGATTATGTATGCAACCGCTGTCAAAAATGCTAAAAAAGAAACCGAAAATATGCATAAAGATAAAATTAAAGAGATGGTTAAATCCGCTCTTATGAAACCTATGGAAGGTAAAAAATCCGATATGGACGGAGATGGAGATATCGATTCTAAAGATTATTTATTAAAACGCGATGCTGCTATTGAAAAAGCAATGGCTAAAAAAATTAACGAAGATGACTGGATGCAAGCGGATGATGAATCCGATATGGCTAAGTCACAATTAAAATCAATTCAATCAAATGCTTCTAAATTAATGAGCATGATTGGAGATAAAGAACAACTAGACGCTTGGGTACAAGCTAAATTAACTAAAGCTGAAGACTATTTAAATTCAGTTCAAGGATATTTGGCTGGTGAAGATGCTCAAGAACGTGGTTTAGATGAAAATATTGAAGAATTAGATACAACCGGATATTCTATGGACTATAAACAAGGATATAGAGATGGATTGGAAGATGGAAAAAAAGGTAAATTTGGTAAACAATTTGCTGTAAAAGAAGGTATAAATCGTTCTATTCCTTTTAAAGATTTATTAAAAAAAGTAGAAAAAACAATAGAAGCAATTTCTATTTTAAAAAGCAATACAGCTACCAACTCAGAAATACCAACAACTTCTAAAGAAGGTTTAATGCGTGCTTTTGAAGCAATAGAAGAAATGTTAGATACTATAGCTTTTAATATTGAAGTTGAAGCTGATGAAGAAGATGTAAATCAATTCAATAAAGAATTAGATGAAAATATGTTAGATGAAGCTTATGTTCCTGATAACATTAAAAAATTCGCTAAACAAAGAGGTGTATCTTCTTTAGTAAATAAAGTAGCTGGTTGGGCTGAAAAAGTAGGTAAAGGTATTAGAGGTGGAACCGCTATTGGTAAAAACTATAGTACACTTATTTTAGATATGGGTTATCAAACATCCGACATTTATATTAATACCGATAACGAAACTATTGAATTATATGGAGAAGAAGTTAACAGCTTTCCTGAATTCAAAAAAGTATACGATGATCACCACAAAGAAGATTTAGACGAAAACGCAAAAGGATGGGATTCATCTAAAGACACTCCAGAAATTAAAGCGTTAATGGCTATAGCTGACGATACATCTAATTCATATACTGAAAGAGATGAAGCAAGACAAAAAGCATACGATTTACGTGCTGCTATGTCAAAACAAGACGAAGGTTTATCTAAAGGATATTGGGCTAAAAAAATACCTGGAGGTAAAATGGAAGAATCATATGCTACCTTAGTTAACAAACTTAGAAGTAAAGGTAATTCTGTAAAAAAATCTGAAGCAATAGCGAGTGCTGTTGCCGCATTTAAACGAAAAGGTGGCGGTTCTGGACCAACAGCAAAACAAGCTAAATAAAAATGACTAGAGACGAACTTAAAGAAAAGATAAAATCACTAGTAAAACAGGTATATAAACCTGAAGACAGTAAGATTGACTTGGATTCTACCGAGTCAATCTCACTTGATTCGGCTAAATTTCCTATTTTACTTCAATATCCTTCACTTAAAGACGCTATTGAACAACTATTATCCCATCAGTATGAACCATTTGTAATGGACATTCAGTGGGTTGCTCCTAAACCTATAACGTTTAGAATAATATTAACTAATGGTGAAATATTTTATTTAATATCTACACCAAAAAGTTGGATAGCTCAAGTTGAAGGAAAAAAATATTATTTATTAAACCTTGGTGAAGAAGAGGCAGCGTGTCAATCAATATCTAGAATGTTGTATTACGGTAATCAAGCGGCGGAAACAGCGCCGGCTGAGGAAGAGACGACATCTACTGAAGAAAAACCCGCTGAAGAAGCACCAGCAGAAGAAGCATAATAACTATGAACTTATTCGATAAATTTTTTATAAAATATGGGTATAAATTCCCAAAAGGATATCCTGACATGAATAATGAGCAGGATATTTTGTTGATGGAATCTATATTAGAACAAATACTTGGTGAAAGTATTGAACTAAAAGAATTAACAGTAGACCCAGATTATAGATCTAAAGGTGTGTTTAACCCATTTTATACTATTAGTAGTGATTTAGACACTGAAGTAAAATCAAAATTAAAAGAAAAAGGTATCAATGCTAATACTGTTATATACAAAGCAGTAAAACAACCCGGAACAAACATTATATTAAATACAGGTAAAATCCCATTTGAATTATTTTCAGATGAAACTACATCCTTAAAGTCATTTATCACTATACCTAAAAATAAAGTTGAAGCACATTATGGTGCTAAAGGTAGAAAAGATTCAACTGCATCTTCAAATGTAAACGAATTTTTATCTTTGTATTTTTTAGCACATCCTGGTGATTTTAAAGGCGGAGCTGAAGCATTTATTAATAAGGTAAACTCTAAAAAAGGAGATACTGGTGTACTTACAGGTGATGGTGAATCAATAACATATGAACGTTTAGCCCAATTATTATCATCTGATGAATCCCCAGAAAGAGATATTAAAATAGGATATAATAATTCAGTTGCGGTTAAAAAAGATATAGGTTCAAGTTGGGACGTATTGTATTGGACACCAAGAGCAAAACCAGAAGGTATAGCATCTAATAATCCATCTGATATTATAATTAAATTAGATGACGGATCATTCCAAGGCTATTCAAATAAAATAGCAGCCGGTAAAGATGTTACTCCTAAATTTAATACTAATATTATTGCTTTTTATAGTAAAAAAGGTGACGAAACTCAAGTTAATAATATTAAACAATTAATAGATTTATCGTGGAATGAAGCAGCTAAAACAGTTCCTTCATCTGCTAAAAACGCTAAAAAAGCAATTAAATCATTTAATATATCCGATGAAGATTTTTCTGAAACTTCTAGTAAAGCATCATTTGCTGAATTAGCAAGAGAATTTGAAAAAGATGGATTAAATTTTTATGGTGAAGACTTTTATTATAAATTTAGAAATAATTTTATTACTAATTTTTCTGAATATTTAGAAGATCCGGTTAATTTAAAATATTTTATAAATACTATTGGGTTTTATACTTATGGAGACGAAGCAGCAACATCAACTCCATGTCCTTATAAATTATTAATTGGTAGTGAAAGTGGTTCAACTATTAAAGATGTATCGGAAGATCAACAATTAAAAGATATCATAACTACTAAATCAACTAAAAATATTAAAAATATAAGTAATTCATATGATGGTTCATCTCAATCATTTGTGATTAACTTTAATTATAAATTAGGTAATGAAAACAAATCAGTATCTATCCCAGTTACAACTCGTACAAGAGCATCAGGTGGATGGAGCGGAAAAGCTTTGTATATAAACACCCCAGGCGTTAAAATATCATAATATTTATCAACATGGACAAAATTAAAAAATTAATTAAAGAAGCATTACTTAACCATAAACACGATTGTGGTTGTGGATGTCATGGTAAATGTGCTAAAGCACCTATGTTAAACGAAAACTTAGGCGCTAAAGTAATCATAACCGAAAACATGCAATACCATATTGATAATAAAAAAGCATTAACTGAAAATACATTCCGTTACGGTTCAAAAGCATTTTTAGATTTATGGGCTGAAGCTAGATATTTGTATTCTCGCGACGCTATTAATCTATCAGGTGAAGATAAAATTATAGTAGAAACAACACATTTAGGTGAATATGGTTTATTTGAAGGTGAAATGGTACCTCTAGATTTACCTATCATGGAAGAAATGGATAAAGCTATAAGTGATGAAATTAAAGTAGGAGATATTGTAGGTAATACTGTTCAAGGATTTAATTTTAAAGTATTAAATATTAAAGGTGATAAATTAGAAGTTAAAAATATAAAAACAGGTAAAAAATTTGAAACATACATTGATAACATGTATTTACCTGTTATGGAAGAAGTTGATGAAGCTATAAGTGGTGCTGACAAAGATGAAATTTTTGCTCTAATATCAAAAGTAAAACAACAAGGCAAATTATCAGACGATGCTCAACGTGTGTTAATGCAATGGATGAGTCATCCTGATGCTTCAAAAGAAGCAATCGTTAAAGTATTAAAACAATTGACTGGTATTGTGGGTGAAGCTAAAGATAATAAACACGTTTTAAATAAACCACATCGTGGTGGATCTAAAAAATTCTATGTTTACGTTCGTAATCCTAAAACTAAAAAAATTAAAAAAGTATCATTCGGTGATACATCAGGATTATCAGCTAAAATTAATAATCCTATAGCACGTAAAGCATTTTCGGCACGTCACGATTGTCCAAATAAAAAAGATAAAACTAAAGCTTCATATTGGTCATGTCATTTGCCTAGATATGCTAAAGCACTAGGACTTAAATCTAACTTTTCAGGATTCTGGTAGTATGAAAGATATAAAGAAAATAATACGAGAGGTTTTAAACCAAATCAACGAAAAAGAAGATCGTTGTAAACGTATTGCTGATCGCAAATACGATAAACCTTCGGCTTATAAATCTGGAGCTATTGTTCGTTGCCGTAAAGGTGATATTTGGAAAGACTTAAAGGAAGAAAAAGAAACACTTCGTACTTGGTTTAAACGCAAAGGCGCTCCAGGTAAAGAAGGTGGATGGGTTGATTGTAATGCTCCAATCCGTAAAGATGGTAAAATAACAGGATACAAAACATGTGGTAGAAAAGAAGACGAAAAACGCGCTAAATATCCTTCATGTCGTCCTACACCCGCACAATGTAAATCACCTGGTAAAGGTAAAAAATGGGGTAAAACAAAATAATTAAACTAACTATTAAAATAAATAAAATGAACCCAGAATTTTTAAAATTAATGTCATACTTATTGCATTCAGCAACACAAGTTCATATATTTCATCTTCAAACAACTTCATATGCTGAACATAAAGCATTGAATAAGTATTATGATGAAATTGTTGGTTTAACAGATGGTTTAATTGAAACTTTTCAAGGTAAATATGATATTTTAAGAGATTATGAAAATTATGCTTTAGATAACTACAAAGATAATGCTCAAGTTATAATATATTTTAAAGCATTATTAAAAACAGTAGAAACTCTAAGAATGTCAGTAGCAAATGATTCTTATTTACAAAACCAAATTGATAATGTAGTTGAATTAATTACATCTACTTTATATAAATTAAGATTTTTACACTAATGATTAGTTTAATTAACATACTAAAAGAAGAAGAATCATCGGAATTACATTTTCCCAATGGATTTCAACCAGCTAAAACTGTACCTGAAGGTGGAGCAATGTGTGCTAATTGTGCTAAATGGGATAAAAAAGCTCAACTTTGTAAAGGTCAATATTACATAGAGTGGAATGGTAATGGTGAAATACCTAATGATCCTACAAAATATGTTTGTATTTGGTGGGTACCTAAAAAATCATAATGAGACCATATAAAGATATAGAAATAACAGATAAATACATTATTCGCGAGTTTAATGAAACTATAGATTCTATAGAATTAATGTGGCATCGTGATAATGAAGATAGAATAGTAGAGATAGTAGGTAAAACAGATTGGAAATTACAACTAGACAATCAGTTACCAACTTCTATAAATGATCCAATATTTATCCCAAGACATGAATGGCATCGTATATTAAAAGGAACAGGAAAATTAAGATTAAAAATACATAAACTATGAGTAATTTCAATATAAAAAAATATCTAGCAGAAAGTAAATTGTTTGAAGAAGACGATACAACTGAAAAAGAATTAGATGCTTTAGACGCTGAAATAGCATCAGCATTTGGATCTGGATTATCTGCTTTACAAGGTCAAGTAGCCGAAGCAAAAAAACAAGTAGCTGAGTCTGAAGATAAATTAGACGAAGCTGTAGGATCATTACTAATATCTCTTATTTTATCAGCACCAAAAATATTAGAAATAATTGGAGGTATTGTAAAAAAAGTTGCAACTAAATTTGCAAAAGAAAAAGATAAAGTAACAGCAGGTGATGCTTTAGTTCATACGGGACATTATTTAGAAGAAAAATATTTAGGTATTTTAAAGAAAATAATTAAAATAACAGGTATTGCTAAAAAAGCAAATATTACAACTGATGAACAATTAGAAATAGCAGCAAAAGTATTATTATATAGTATTTTAGGAGCAGCAGCCGTAACAGCAGGTTTTGCTTCTACAGAAGCATTAGGTGCTGCTTTAGCTGGTAAAGGTGTAGGAGCAGCTACATATGGTGTAGCTAAAGGTAGTTTAGCAGGACTTAAATCATCTGAAGTTATAGATGGTGTTAAAAAAATAGTTGCAAAATTATAACATAAAGGTTAGATTCATTGCCTAGCCGCCTCAGTTGAGGATTTATATATAAGAGGAGTAGTGGCCCAACCTGTAAAGGTTGGGCTTTCTCTATTTGGAAAACTAAAAAAAATTTATTATATTAAACGTATGAGCAAGAAAATTGTAATTATCGGAGCAGGCGTAGCAGGAATAAACGCCGCAACAACATTAGTAGACAACGGCTACGATGGTAGTCTAATCACAATCATTGATAAAGGAAATGATCCTATCAACCGCTTACCTGAAGAAGTAATGACAGGTATGTTAGGTGCAGGTGGATGGAGTGATGGTAAATTAACCTACCACACATCAATTGGTGGTCAATTATCAAAATATTGTGGTGAAGAAAAAGCAATGGAATTGATGAAACAAGTAGTAGATAATTTTACTCGTTTCCATCCTAAACCAGATGAAATCTTTATGTCTGATCCACAAGAAGAACCTGAATTCATTAAACCATACTTTGGTTTGAGAATGTTTCCGGTATGGCATATTGGATCTAATTTCTTACATGAGATTGCTAAAACATGGTACCAATATCTATTAGATAAAGGAGTTAAATTTGTATGGAATACTGAAGTAACACATATTGATTTTGAATCTCAGAGTATTTTTACACATCATAAATTTCCTACATTTGATTATGACAAACTTATATTTGGTGTAGGCAAATCAGGCATTGACTTTGCTCAAGCACTATCCGACCAATATAAATTACCGACTGAACCTAAATCAGTACAAATTGGAGTTCGATTTGAAGCACCACAAAAATATTTTCAAAAACTAATTGACGTTAGTTATGACTTCAAATTATATCAAAAATTTGATAATGTTAGTTTACGTTCATTTTGTACTAACAATAACGCTGCATATGTTGCTGTTGAAGAAACTTATGGTGACGTTACATACAATGGTCACGCGAAAAAAGGTGAAGAATTTAGAAACGATATGACCAACTTTGGTATCTTAATGGAAATTAAAGGTATCGAAGATCCATTTAAATGGAGTAGAGATGTAGTACAAAAATTACAATCAAACAATACTGGATTATATTACTCACCTAATAATACTCGTACACCAGCATTAACATCTGAAGGTACTACAGTATCATCAGTTCAAATTTCAAATTTAGATACATTTAAAGAATCAATGGGTGTATATGCTGATTATATTATTAACTTTATTGATGATATGAATAAAATATTTGATTTTGGTAATGATTGGGGTATGTATATTCCTGAAGTAAAATATCTTTCACCTGAACCATTAGTTAATTATAATAATTTATCCTTAACTGAATATCCAAATGTTCACTTTGTAGGTGATGCTTTAAGTGCTAGAGGAATTACAGTATCAGGAGCGCACGGAATTTACGTTGCCGAATATTTATCGCAAAAATAGCTATGACTTTTGACCCAAACGAAGAATATCCAGAATTCGTCGAAAATTTTTAAAATTATGAAAAAAGAAACATTAGAAACAAAATGTCTGAAACAAGCAGACGGAACTATCGTCTACTACTTCCAAAATAAAATGCACAATTGGGATGGACCAGCTTATATTCCCCAAGGTGATAAACGTAGAGCTGAATATTACTTATTCGGTGTAAAACAAACCAAAGGTCAATGGTTAGAAGCTAAAAAAGATGTTAACGGCGTTCCGTTTCATAAAACAGCTGCGGGAAAACAAGCAGGAGTTCGCGCTTAATTTGGAGAAGCAAAATAAAAGTCGTATATTTACGTTATGAAAATTGGTTTATGTGGTACAGTGTCTGTTGGGAAGACAACACTTGTCAATGCTCTTAAAGAAGTAGAGCAATTTAAAGATTATGAATTTGCTACTGAGCGTAGTAAATATTTAAGGGATCAAGGTATTGCTTTAAATACTGATTCAACGTTAAAAGGACAAATTGTATTTGCTGCTGAACGTGCTCTTGAATTAATGAAAGAAAATATCATTACTGATAGAACAATTTATGATGTTATGGCATTTACATTTAGTGCTGAATCAATATCAGATTTTGAAAAACGTGATTTTGCAGATTTAATGTTTCGTTTAGCAAAAGAATATGATGTTGTTATTTACGTATCACCAGAAGGCGTTGAAATTGAAGATAATGGTGTTCGTACAATAGATGCGAAATATCGTGATTCAATTGATAATGCTATTAAATTAATGTTGAATGAATGGCCTCCAGTTAAATTAATTGAAATTAAGGGTACAACTGAGGAAAGAATCGAAACAATTAAAGGAACATTATTTTCGTAATATTTATATATAAACACTAACGCAAATGAAAAAATCTGAATTAAAAAAATATATTAAGGAAACGATTATTGCTGAATTAGCTGAAGAAAATATGGACGAAGGTACATATGTAGGCGCCGCAGCTGTTGATGCTATTTCAAAAGATCCTAAATTTGCTGCTGCTAAAGATAAAGCAGCTGCTCTTAATACGTTAAAAGCTGGAGGTAGTGTTACTTTAGAAGCTAAAAACGACGACGATGATGTTGAAGATGATGAAGAAAAATTAGATAAAAAAGCACAAGCCGCAGCTAAAAAAGGTGGTGGTAAAGTAGGTAAATTACAACGCGTTACAGCTCAATTAAAAGAGTTAGAAAAAGAAATGAAAGAACTAGTAGGCAAATGGAAAAAAGCTGAAGGTAAAGAAAAAGAAACGTTATTAGATAAATTAAAAGAAAAAACTAAAGTTAAAAAAGAATTAGAAGCTTTAGAAGATGAATTAGCAGATGCTATTGTTTAGTATCTAAAAAAACTTAGATAGCCTATAGCATCTTAACCATGTTATAGGCTTTTTTAAACATTTATGAGTCAAGATCTAAAACAAATTATTCGACAGGAATATCTCTTATGTGCCCAAGACCCGGCGCACTTTATGAAGAAATACTGTAATATACAACACCCACAACGTGGCCGTGTTATATTTAATTTATACCCATTTCAAGGTAAAGTATTAAATTTATGGAAGGATAATCCATATTCAATTATCCTAAAATCAAGACAGTTAGGTATATCAACATTAGCAGCAGGTTATTCTCTATGGTTAATGTTATTTCAAAAAGATAAAAACGTACTTTGTTTAGCAACAAAACAAGAAACAGCTAAAAATATGGTTACGAAGGTAAAATTCATGTATGAAAATCTACCTTCATGGCTTAAAGTACCAGCCGAAGAAAATAATAAACTAACACTTAGATTAAATAATGGTTCTCAGATTAAAGCAGTATCAGCAGCAGGTGATGCTGGTCGATCGGAAGCCGTATCTTTGTTAATTGTCGATGAGGCCGCTTTTATTGAAAATATTGGTGAAATATGGGCTTCAGCACAACAAACCCTAGCAACGGGTGGTGGTGCTATTGTATTATCTACACCTTATGGTACTGGTAACTGGTTCCATCAAACATGGGTTAAAGCAGAAAATGCTGAAAACGATTTTTTACCAATTAAATTACCTTGGTATGTTCACCCTGAACGAAATGAGACTTGGAGAAAACGACAAGATGAATTACTAGGTGATCCTAGATTAGCAGCACAAGAGTGTGATTGTGACTTTAGTACTTCAGGTGACGTTGTATTTTATCCTGAATGGATTGACTTTATAAAAGAAACTACTGTACAAGATCCAATGGAAAGAAGAGGTGCAGATCAAAATCTTTGGATTTGGGAACAAGCTGATTACTCTAGAGACTATATGGTTTTAGCCGATGTAGCTAGAGGTGATGGTAAAGACTTTTCTGCATTTCATGTTATTGATATCGCTACAAACACACAAGTAGCAGAATATAAAGGTCAAATGCCTCCAAAAGAATTTGGATATTTTGTAACCGCTATTGCTACTGAATATAATCAAGCATTATTAGTATGTGAAAATGCTTCTATTGGTTGGGCTGCTATAGACGCAATATTAGAAAGAGGATATAGAAATGTATATTATTCTCCAAAAACAGAGGCATTAACTGTAGATTCATTTTTTAATAAGTATGAAAACAGTGACAATGTAACTCCTGGTTTTACAATGTCTCTTAAAACACGTCCTTTAGTAATAAACAAATTTAAAGAATACGTTGGTGATAGATCTGTTACTATTCGTTCTAAACGTTTACTTGAAGAAATGAAAGTATTCGTTTGGAAAAATGGTAGAGCAGAAGCGCAAACCGGTTATAATGATGATTTAGTAATGTCATTTGGTATTGGAATGTATTTAAGAGATACATCATTAAAATTTAGATCACAAAGCCAAGATCTTACCCGCGCAGCATTAGGTAATATGGGAAAATCAAATCCAATGCAAGGTGCTTATTTCGCATCAGGACGCGATAATCCATATCATATTGATAATGGAGCTAAAGGAAAGGAAGATATTAGTTGGCTTTTTTAATATTTATTCGTATATTACAATCATATGGCTGATACAAGTATTTTTACCCGATTACAGAGACTGTTTTCAACAGATGTAATCATTCGTAATGATGGCGGAGATCAACTGAAAGTAATGGATACTAATACTATCCAACAATCAGGAGAATTTGCTACAAACGCACTAGTAGATAGATTTAACCGAATTTATTCGATTAATGCTACCTCAATGTATGGTGCTCAATTTAACTTAAATTATCGTTATTTAAGAACCCAAATCTATTCAGACTACGATATTATGGATACAGATGCTATTATTGCTTCTGCATTGGATATTCTGTCCGAAGAATCGACTCTTAAAAATGATATGGGTGAAGTACTTCAAATTAGAAGTAATAACGAAGATATTCAAAAATCATTATATAATTTATTTTATGATGTAATTAACATTGAATTTAATTTAAGTTGGTGGATTAGACAATTGTGTAAATATGGTGATTTTTTCTTAAAATTAGATATTTCTGAAAAATTTGGTGTTTATAATGTTATTCCAATTACCCCATATCATATTGAAAGAGAAGAAGGATATGATAAAGATAATCCATTCTCGGTTAAATTTAAATATTCTCCTCAAGGTTTTTATTCTGGTACTTCTGGCTACTATAGTGTAGCAGGAACTGACCCTAAAGATACACCAGGTATTTATTTTGATAATTATGAAATGGCACATTTCCGTTTATTATCAGATTTTAACTATTTGCCTTATGGTAGAGCTTATATTGAACCGGCTCGCCGTTTATATAAACAATATGCGTTGATGGAAGATGCAATGTTAATCCATCGTATTGTTCGTTCCCCAGACAAACGTATTTTCTATTTAAATGTTGGTTCTATACCTCCAAATGAAGTAGAAAATTTTATGCAAAAAACAATTTCTACAATGAAACGTACTCCGTTCATTGATCAAGAAACAGGACAATATAATTTAAAATATAATGTACAAAACTTATTAGAAGACTATTTTATTCCTGTTCGTGGTAACGATACAGCAACTAAAATTGATACTTTACCGGGTTTACAATATACCGCAATTGAAGACGTTGCTTATTTAAGAGATAAACTATTTGCTGCTTTAAAAATACCTAAAGCATTTATGGGTTATGAAAAAGACTTAACTGGTAAAGCAACATTAGCTGCTGAAGATATTAGATTTGCTCGTACAATTGATAAAATTCAACGTATTGTATTATCTGAATTATATAAAATCGCTTTAGTACATTTATATACTCAAGGCTATACTTCAGAACAATTAACTAATTTTGAGTTAAACTTAACTACACCTTCAATCATATACGATCAAGAAAAGATCGCATTGTTGACACAAAAAGTAGAATTAGCTCAAAAAATAATGGAATCTAAATTGTTACCTACAGATTGGATTTACGATAACATATTCCATTTATCACAAGATCAATATGACGAATATCGTGATATGACTGTTGAAGATGCTAAACGTGATTTCCGTATAAAACAAATTACTGATGAAGGTAATGATCCTAAAGTAACAGGTAAATCTTATGGTACACCTCATGATTTAGCTTTAGCATATGGTAAAGGTAGAATGGGAAGTAACCCAGAAAACGTACCTGATGGATATGATAGTGATTTAAAACTAGGTCGTCCTGAAGAAACAGGAACTGATCGTAATCATCAAGACAACGCGTTTGGTAAAGATAGATTAGGTACAGTAGCTATGAAAAAAGATGACCAAGAAAAATACGGTAATCCAAATTATAAAGGCGGATCACCATTAGCTCTTGAAACAGCTCAAGCCGTTTACGCAAAAAATAAAACATTAATTGAGAGTTTAGGTAAAGCTCCGTTATTTGTTAAAGAAATAGACAATACTACGCTTCTAAATGAAGATCAATTAAAGGGGTAATAATTTTTATATATTTATAACAAAAACTAGAGAATGAATATTAAACATTCTAAATATAAGAATACGGGTATACTTTTTGAATTATTAGTTAGACAGATCACAGCGGATACTTTATCCGGTAAAGAATCAAAAGCTACCCCTATTCTTAAAAAATTCTTTGTTAAAACGGAGTTAGGCAAAGAATATAAACTATATGAAACTATCTTAAATAAAAAGCATTTATCTGAAGGTAAAGCTGAGATAGTTATCAACACTATAATCGAATCATCTAAGTCACTAAATAGAGGATCTTTAAAAAGACAAAAATATAATCTTATTAAAGAAATATCTAAATATTACAATGTTGATGAATTCTTTAAAACTAAATTACCTAACTATAAAGCACAAGCAGCTTTATACACATTGTTAGAGATTTATAATAGTGATAATTTATCTAACCCAGATCAAATAATTGCAAATAAAATATCTTTACTTGAAACATTAACTAATAAACAAATTGATGAAAAACAAGTTAAAGATCAATTATTAGAAGAATTTAAAACATACGATCAAGATTTACGTATTTTAACATACCGTGTATTATTAGAAAAATTCAATGGTAAATACGCTAACTTGAACAAAAATCAAAAAATGGTTCTTAAAGAGTTTATCAATTCAATTGATTCTACTCCTAAATTAAGATCATTTTATAATACTAAAATTAACGAAATTAAATCATCATTACTTAGTCTAAACAATAAAGTAACTGATAAAGCAGTTAAAATCAAAATCAACGAAGTGTCGAATTTCTTAGTTGAATTAGGAAAAACAGCAAACGTGGGTAATGATGATTTAGTTAATTTGTTGCAATATTATGAATTATTAGAAGAACTTACTAATATACATGGCAAGTAATAAACAATTAGCAGATAAATTAGCTAAAAAACTTAAAGAAGTAAGTGCAACGGGTACAGGCGCAAGTTTTACTCCGGGTAGCGGCGAACAAGTTGCTACTCCTTTTGCATTTAATCCAAATAAAAAAGCTAATGGATCTCAAGGCGCTAAATATTCATATAAATTAGGATATAAATTAGCTCCTAAACAACCTATGGAAGAAACCAATCCAGGGGCATCACTAGGTAAAGGACCATCAGCAGGAAAAACAGGTGTAAAAAATAGCTATTACACTAAATTAGGATTTAAAAATGTTAATCCAAAAGAATTAGCTAAAAATGCTAAATGGGTTGATACAAAATATTTATGGAAGGAAGATCAAACATTATCTGAAGATACTAATGTTGAAGAATATATCAATACACTAGATGTTGATAGTCCCGAACTTAAAAAATTTATCTCTAATCGTATTTTAGGATTCGATGCTGTAGAGAGTAAATTAAACGAATTACTTCCATTGTTGCAAAAAGCAAAACAAAAAACAATGGACAAATATAAACAAAATCCAAGTTTTAATGTGTTGTATGGTACAGATCTAGCAACAGATTATTTGGATGATTTAATTGAAATGTTTAAAGACTAAAACTATAATAATATGCCTGTTACTCAAAACGGACAATGGTATACAACCGCAACCGTAATAACTCAAAGCCAGTCAATTACTGGTTCATTTGTAGGATGTTTAGCCCTAGCCTCAGGATCAGCTGGTGGATTAGCACCTGCCGATTTTACTGCTTTAAAAGACTTAGCAGGAAATAATATATTTCCTGGAACACACATGTTTTTACCTCCTGGAACTCCATTAACTATGACTTTTACAAGTGCTTCTTTACATAGTACAAGTGCACCTGTAATGTTTTTTATCCAATAAAATTTAAAACAATATAAAATGACAACATTACAAGATCAATATAATCAAATACAAGAAGGTAAAGGTGACAAAAACCACTTCTTAAAACAAGCACGTCACTTGTTTCCTGATTATGTTAACCATTATAATAATTTTGACGAAACTGTTAAAATTTTAAAAGGTAAAAGCATTTTATCTGAACATAATGCTGGTTTAGGTATGGTATCTACTCCAAGCAAACGTGTTGAAGATTGGGTTACTATATTTCAAGAAGCAGTTAAAGCAGAAGAGAAAAAAGTATCTAAAGAAGTAATGGATACTCAAGCTCATAATTTTGACTATAAAGATGTTAAAAATATTGATAATATATATGGTCAAGCTTTTTTAAATGGATTTTATGATGAGATGAAAGATCCTAAAAATCAAGATAAAACAGTAGATCAAGTAAAACAACTTGTAGCTAAAAATTTAGGTAAAGATATATTATATTATACTACTAAAGCTCAATTTGGTGTTAAAGGTATTGGTTACCAAACAGAAGCACCCGGTTTAGGTACACCAAAAGAACCAAAAGGAAAATATAAAGCAAGTGGATACGGTGATTTACCTAAAAATAAAAAAGACTAATGAAACAAGTATTAATCGAAACCATACCATTTAGCGTTTCACCAATACAATTACATGAAGGTGTTAAAGCACCATCAGGTAATCCTTTAGTTGAAGGTATTTTAGCTACGGCTGAAGTAAAAAACGGTAATGGTAGATATTATCCTAAAGATTTATGGGAACGCGAAATTGACAAATATATGTCTAGCGTTAAAGAAAACAGAGCAACAGGTGAATTAGACCATCCTGACTCAACTATCATTTCACTTAAAAACGTATCTCACATCATTAGAGATATTTGGTGGAATGGAGATAAAGTAATGGGTAAAATAGAAATCTTACCAACAGTATCAGGTAATATTTTAAAAGCACTTATTGACAATAATGTAATGGTAGGTGTATCATCTCGTGGTATGGGTAGCTTAAAACAAATAGGCGAAACTATGGAAGTACAAGATGATTTTGAATTATTATGTTGGGATTTCGTTTCAACACCTTCTAATCCAGGTTCATATATGAATATTATTAAAGAAGGAAAAGAAGCTAAACCATATCCATACAATAAAGTAAATAGTTTATTAACAGAAATTTTATGTGCTAACGGCACTTGTCCAATAATATAGGCAATACCCCCTCCTTCGATAGTATCGTAGGACCAATCCTAGCCCCGTAAGGCTAGGATTTCTTTTTGTAACGTTGCGTTTTTGAAGAATCCTAATATATGTATATTGGAATATGCGATTATCTATATCGCATTTATCTAATCAATTCTATTACGCTTCCACATCTAATAAGCGTACTTCCAAAACAAAAATTTGAGGAAAATTATGGCAAACAGAGACATTCTGAAAGAAGCTATTGCTGACGCTAAATC